GCACTGTAAGGGTCGGCAAGGATGTTTGGATACCATTTATCGGGCGCAAGATTGCTGGTAAATATTATATGATCCGGTAGGAGTTGAACAAAGTCGCCTTTGGTATGGACCTCCGTGGGATAACGATCACACACGTGACAAAAGGTAGTGAATTTCCAATTTGACCTGAAGTCATCCACGACAACGGTCTTATGTTCGCGGGGGCGGTAAGCACCAAAGAAGTCGGTCCCCTCGCCGAAAGAAGCAAGTTTGTAAGGATGAGGTCCTTGCATTGCATAACGAGTTTTCCCAGCGCCTGGCTGGCCGTAAACGACAGAGACCTCACTCTCAAAATCCCGGGGTTTAGCATAAAATGAATCCAACGCCTTCATTCCTCTATTAAGTGTTAAATAGGCTTCAGGGAAACGATCAATAGCTCTAGAAAGACTTTGATTTTTGATTGTCATAGCTATCTCGCGATATTTAACTTGACCTTCAACTGATAAGTATCCATCTTCAATATTAACATCAAAACGGACAAGTCCTTCACAATGCTTACAGTGACAATCCACTACTGGTTTTTGAGCATAATGTTGGGCCTCATACGCAGTACCCTTACGTTTGGCCCATTCGGTCCAGGTTGGAAAGACCTTTTTAAGTGCTGTGGTTCTAGTGGCAACGGCCCATTGCACAAATCCTTGAACATGAGGCTTATTATCCTCCCCGACTTCAATTTGATAGGTTATATATTTGTAAGTCGGCCAATTATTCTTGATAGAACCAAGGATAACGTCAAAATCCGTGTCCTCGGTTGGCCAAATAGTAAAGACCCAGTCTTTGGCTTTATATTCCTGAAATAATCTAGGCATAGGTTTAATGGTAGGTTCGCGGGCCTGGGTAATAACTAGACCTACGCCTACGGCTCGGTGCCAGGCCCGCGCGCGAGTTGGGAAGCCCCAACCCGAAAACGCAAGCGTTTGGGAACCAGAATGCCACATCCTTTAGACGTGGAATTTTGGCAAGACGATCAACACAGACTATGGCATTACTTCGACAAAGTCCAAGAGATTCTTCCTCCGGTTTCAACTTGGCCAGAGTGGGCTCAGATCCAAGCAGTAAACCTCCACAAGAACGACAGTCAAATGTACAACTTTATGTACTTCTTGATTACCAATGGAGTCTCTCCATCCCAAGCCGTGGGGTGGACTCTTGCAAATACAGTCCGTGGTATGAAAAGTCCTTATATTGTCCTGAACCCTCCTGTTGGATATGCAAGATACACACAGAAGGAGTTTGATGATTGTCAAAGAGTAAGAAAAAAAGCGGAAGAAGGAAAGCTAATAACAAAATCTAAAAGAGTATTTGATTTAATTGAAGGGAGACCCAAATGGACTTAAAACTTAGCTTTTGGGAACCGGATGTTCTGTGATAATAAACTCAACAAGAAAATAAACTCGAGCGTTCGAAATTCGACCTGTTAAAGTGCGCGGGGTCACTAGTCAAATTCTACTTTTGTTTTTCATTATTTTAAAACATGAAACGAGTAAGATTAACATATTCTTCTCAGAATCCTAAAAGAGTTAAACATATCGATGATAAACAAGTATGGGATGTTTATGCTGAAGAATGGAGAGACACAAGATGTCTTGCTTGTTATCGACCTATGGATTTTAGATATGTCCCAACCGTATGGAATAGGCATTGGGGATGGCTACAAAGATGGAGATGTCCTGAATTATGTATGAGATGTGAAGAGGCTGAAGTTGTTCTACAAAGTCAACATACAGCAGACTTTAGTGGAGATCAATGTTGGATTAACTGAAGTACTTTATTAAAATCAGCTATTAATCTTGTTACGATCTAATCAGTGTAACGGAGACGAGCAATGCCATCCACACCAACTGTGGCTTGAGCAGAGTTATTAAGGGCTCGGAAGAAGACATAAAGAGCTCCTGATGAGATATCCGCAATAGTCATTGGGGCAGTCTGACCAGAAAACACGGTTTCAAGGTTGTTAAGCCTGACATAATAGTCAAAAGGAACAGAATCCGCAGTGCTTGGGGCAGTGCCAGTTCCTGAGAAGCCAGGGGCTTGAAGTGGTACAAGTTCATCCCTGAGAATACGGAAACGGTCCATATTGTCAAAACGAGGTGGACAGGTGATATCAGGGCAAGATTCAGTACCATCCTGAGCAGTTATCCCAAAGATAGCATCAAAGGTTGGAACAGCTCCAGTCGGGGCAGCAGGTTGTTTGTCCCAAACAAGGACCATTCTGCAGAAGGTCGAGACTCCTGCACCGGTGGCCGCTGTAGGAGTGTAGGTGAAAATATAATTTCCCACCAAACGAACACTTTTCAAATGAGCCTTTCTGCCAACACGATTCCAGGAGCCGGCTCCTTGTTGAATGAGATTGAGTGTAAATGACGATGCATTTGTGTTGGTTGTTGCAATGACTGGACTCAACCCGATGTCAGTGTCCATGCCTTTCTTGTCCATAATAGCAGCACGAGCCCGAGCAGCAATCATTGCCCCACCAATAGGTTGACGACTCCTGGGGCCACGAACGGCAAGTAGGGCTGCCATTCTCTGGCCATAAACAGACTTTTTGTAGGCATCCCGACGAGCCTTAAGAGCAATAGCCGAGCTAGTAACAGGTTGACGACGACGATTAGCATACGACATATTCGAGTTTTGTAGAAAATGAGACGTTCCTATTTTTTTCTGAAGCGTACGCGCGCTTTTGGGAATTCCCAATCTACTATCTACAAATTTGCACGCAAATTTTTTATTTGCACATTTTCTAAATGGAAGCTAGTCAGGTCTTAGACGGTTCTCATTCCTACGAATCTGACTGTATTGGATGCTCCCCACCTCCAAAGCATAAGAAGATTCAGCGACAACTGGCTGACCTTGAGGCAAGTGAGGATTTGGAGTCTGCTTCTCAAAGCCAAGAATCTCTGGATGCATCAGATAGCTTTCTGCCGTCAATTCCGGAAGATGATGAAGAGGCCAAGGAAGTCTACCCTGGAGGTCAAGAAGACAACGAAGAAGAGAATGCATATCTATTGCAAAAAATGTTACACCAAGCTGAGTACAACTACAGAACGAGGAACGACGGTAATCGTACCTTAATTAATTTGTAGCCAAACTTGCAAATGAAGATAATGTTGTGGATTCTACGATGAAAGGCATCCGCACTGTAAGGGTCGGCGAGGATGTTTGGATACCATTTGTGGGGCGCAAGATTGCTGGTAAACACTATGTGATCTGGTAGGAGTTGACGGAAGCCGCCTTTGGTTTGGACCTCAGTGGGATAGCGGTCGCAAACCTGACAAAAAGTCCCGAACTTCCAATTATTCCGAAAGTCATCAACAACAATCGTCTTATGCTCGCGAGGCCGGTAAGAAGTCGAGAAGAAGTCGGTCCCCTCGCCGTAAACACCAAGTTTGTAAGGACGAGGTCCAAGCATTGCATAACGAGTTTTCCCAGCGCCTGGCTGGCCGTAAACCAAAGTAACTTCAGTCTGAAAATCACGAACTGGACAATAAAAATTATCAAGTGCTTCCATCCCTCTGGATATCTGCAAATACGCTTCAGGAAAGCGGTTGACTGCACGCGTCAATCCTTGGTTCTTAATGGTCCTGGCAATCTCGTGATAACGAACTTGTGCTTCTACCGAAGGAATTCCATATTCATAATTAGTATCAAATCGAACAAGCCCATGACAATGAGGACAGTCACAATCCAGAATAGGCTTCTGAGCATAATGTTGAGCTTCATAAAATGTACCCTTCCGTTTATCAAATCTGGTCCAGGTAGGACGAAGTTTCTTAAGTGCACTAAGACGTTGTTTTTCTCTAAACTGGACAAAACCTTGAACATGAGGCAAATTATCATCGCCAACTTCAATCTGATAGGTAATATATTTAAAGGGCCAATCATTGATATAACCAAGAATAACATCAAAATCGGTATCATCAGTAGGCCAAATAGTAAAAACCCAATCAACAGCACGAATTTGGAGAGAAGCAGAAGAAGGCATTAAAAGTATGAGGTGGTCCGCGGGCGGGGGTAATAATTAGCGGTCCATCGGACCACTCCCCGCCTCGCGCGCGATTGCATTCGCGAAAAAAAAGTAACCCAACCCGAAAGGGCAGAGTTATCGGGAACCACCAGGCAGTGTGCCTTTGGGAGCCGGAGAATTTGTGATGAGTGACCCATTAGACCCTTATACATGGAATGATGAACAACATCTTATTTGGAACCTACTATCTAATCCAGAACGTTCAAAGTTCTTCCCTATTCAGGAATGGCCAATTTGGGCTCAAATCCAAACTATTAACTTACACAAGAACGACAACGAAGTTTTCAATTATTTTTATTTCCTCGCAGCAAACGGTTTACCTGCTGAGCAAGCAAGAATATGGTCATTGGCTGGAAATGTTGAAAATGGAAAAATTGTTATTGGAAAAAATGTTACACCAAGCTGAGTACAACTACAGAACGAGGAACGACGGTAATCGTACCTTAATTAATTTGTAGCCA